TTTCACCATCATAAGCATTGTCACCAGTGTTTTTCCAATCAATAGTTGTATCAAGTCCTGTTATGTCTTCTTGTTTGTCTGTAGAAACTATAGACCTTCTTGTAAACTTAGAAGCTGGCACACGATACGCTAGTTCTGTTTTCGGTCGATCCATACCATCTTGTATTGGTTTGAAAAAGAAAGGATAGTTAACCGATATTGGTACTACCTTATCTGTAAACATTTTTTTAGCATCAGCACCTGACTTTGATAATATACCAAAACGCGCGTCAGTTGATATTGTAGCCATGTTAACAGTTTCACCAGATGCCATAAATGAAAATCCAGATCGTCTGTTTTTTAGATAACACATACCATAGCTTCTGTTATCTGCTCTGCAGGCTTCCCAAAATATAAAAAATAATCTGTTTGATTCTCTAAAGTCTGGTTGGCCAACATCAATTTTTGACCATTGTAAATACATGTAGTGAGTGCCAGTTATAAATATAGGTTTATCTTTGTTTATATACCAAAAACCTTCTTCACGTCTTTTAAACTCAAGATCAATATAGTCATACCATTGTTCTTTAAAATCTTCAGGGTATTCTCTCCAATCAAATACTGTTTTTATTTTACTTAATACTTTAGGATAATCAAACCTAGTCCATTTGTTCTTTTCAAACTTATGAACATTGTTTTGTTTAGGTAAAGCTATTTTAAGATTTTGTATTTCATAAATCTCTCCAATTTGTCCAGTCTTAGATATAACAACCATATCATAATCATCATTATATCCATACTCCCATTTATTATACCTATTCATTCTTTTAAGAATTTTAGGTTTAATATAATCAGGTAATACCTTATATAAAGTTTGCTTGTACATTATTTAGACCTCCCTTCAGCAAAACCACGAAATGTAGTTTCTTTTTTGACTTCCTTAGGTTTTTCTTCTAACATACTTTGTTCTTCGTTAATACGGTTAAGTATTTCAAAAGCATCAAATATAGCTAGCTTTTTAGTAGCGGCAGCATTTTTAAGTCTGTCAGCTGATATATCATCGTCTGAATCTACAATAGCTTCTTTAGCAACTTTAATAAGTTCCTCAACCGCTACGTGCCCAGCTTGGATTATATTCTTTTTCGTTTCCTTGGTATTCATACTCTATAATAATATCATTTGATTTCATACAATAAAGACGCTGATCGCCTACAATAAATTCCCATTCTCTGTTAGCTCTAAAACCTACAAGATCTCCCTCGTTAATTCCTAGCGCTTCTAATGAACTATTACCTATTTTTAGTATACCAATATGTTTTTGTTCAATATCAAGCGTTAAATTGTCAATGTTTTTTATAGGTTTTATAAAACACCTTTGACCAATTGCTAACCATTTATTATCTTTTTTATATAGATAAATTTGATCTGGTTTACAAAAATATAAATCTTCTTTGAAATATTGACCACTGTTTCTTTGTTCGCCACGAACATCATACCATCTTCTAAATATATTATGGTGCACCATTATTTCATCTCCAACTTTTAAAATAGTTTTAAACGCTAATGGCACAGAAACTACAATTGCTTCTTTGCTAACCAGTTTGTGATCTTCAATGTTAGTATTTAATACTAAAGTTTTATCACCAACTTTTTTCTCGTTATTATATCTTTTGTTTTTAGGAGATATAATAAAGTCATATACACTGTTCATTAATACTCTAAATCGTATTCAACAGAGATAGCCATGTTAGAATTAAATTTCTTCCACGGCATTACCTCGTCGTTTTTTTTAATGTATATATTATAAGAATTATCAGATTCGTCTAAAGTTATGTTATTAATTGTATGACCACCATAAACTGATTGTCCTACAGAATAATGCATAGCTTCGTTTTTATAGTCCGCGCCTATACTTATCTTTCTTATAATAGAGTTCATTTTACTTTACTTCTTCAGCTTCTACTTCAGGTACAATTTCCTCGTAAGATCCGTCTTGTAAGTTAATATTAACTTGCCCGTACTTTTCTTCTAATTCTTTTTTAGTTTCGTTTAAAGCATCATTAAACTCTTTTAACGCTGTAGAAATTTCAAATTTCTTAGCTTCTAATGCTCCTAAGTCATAAACAACTGTTTGAATTTTTTGTTGTTGTTCTTTAATTGTTTCTAACTCTTTGTCTGTAATTTTTGAATCTTTACTCATTTGATTTAATTTAAATTGTTATTATTTGTTTTACTTATTATTATTATTACTTATAGTTTTAAATTTTTCCGCTCCTCGCGAACCAAAGTACGCTACGTAAACTGTTGTAGTTAAAGTTTTTAATAAACTTATCCACTCTTGCTCTACTGTAAAAGATATACTTTCATGACTATCAACCCATATAAAAGCAATAGTCATTACAGATAAAAATATCAAAGACAAAGGGCGTGTATTTTTACTAAGCCATGAATCGCTTTTCATATCGCTTTCCCAGCGCTTTGATACTTCTTGCATTTCAATCATATCTTGTTCTAATAATTTTAATGCTTTTTCTTTATCCTCTGCAGGTAACACAGGGTCTTTGTGTATTAAGTTTTTTACTAAACCTAACACGCCATTGTTTGGTAATACTTCACCAACAGTGCCTAATATACCTGGCGCAGTTTTAGATAAAAACTGACCTACTTTAGTTTCATGAAATTTCTTTTTGCTCATAATGCTTCGTAAGGATCTGTTTTACTGTAAGCTTCTTTTTCCCATGGCAGGTTAGGACTACCCTCTTTCATTTTAGAGCGAGGGTAAGTTTTACCTTTCCAATATACGTTGTCATCATCATAATCTAAATCACCACGCTTAATTTGGTCTATATGTATTTCTTCATGTTCTATAACACTTTTTTCTGCCTTATCGTTTAAGTTAGGCGCTACTAATATAGTACCGTTTTTGTTGCCTTTACCTAAAACACCGTGTTCTAGATCTCTTACGTAAATAGGAGAACTGCTTAGCTCAAATGGTGGTTTAAGTTTAAATGCCATTTATTATTTTTTACACTTATATCTTGACATACCTGCTTTATCATCTACAGCGTTGTATTTCATAAGATCTTTTTTCTCTTGTTTAGCTGATTCTCTAGACATACCACCTATATATCCTGTTTTACCAGATTTGTCTCCATAAGAAACGTTGTCTATTGGTGAAGATGCTATTGCTTTTTTAAAAGCTGGATTAGCATCGCTAGCCATTATTTTCTTTTTTCCTTCAGCTGTAAGCTCTGCTGGAGATCCTTTATGATCTGCGATATCATTCTCTAAATAATGCATTCTAGCTTTGCTAGATAGTTTTTTGTTATAAGCTTCTTTAGCGTCGTATCTTTCAGCAGATCTCATACCGCTACCGTGTTTGTGTATTGGGTGCATAATTGTTTTTTTTAAATGTTATATAAATGCTGTTAATTTTCCTGCTGTAGTACGCGTGTTTGGTTGACCACCAGCAGCAGCAGCACCAACTAATACTTTTTGTACAACAACTGGTAATACTTCACCAACTGGTACATCTTCAATAAATACTAAATCTCCATTAATAGTTTCTACGTATAAATTACCTGCAGTTCCAACATATATTTGTGCTCCTGGAGAAGATATGTCATTTGCATCGTATATTTTATAAGCTGATACAGCTGTACCTCCAGCAAATGGAAATATATCTGCAGAAAGTAATAATGTAGTATTGTTTACAACTTCAACTATAGTAGCTACTAAAGGTGAATTAGTGCTAGAAGCAATTGTAGCAAACATGTTATAAACTACCATACCTCTTGAAACACCTTCGTTAAGAATTGATCCATCAGCGTTATAAGTAGTTATAAAATTAGCATTAGCATCAATTAATTGATTAGGAGTACCATCTGGCGTTGTAGCTGTAGAAGCTGAACTAACTCTTACGCTAGGTCCCGGAATATTTATAGTGTCACTAGGAGCTACCGGTATTGCGCTAGTATATGAGCTTGTATTTATTATCATGATTTATTTTTTTCTAGAGACACCTAATTGGTCTTTTGTTTTCTTTAATTTTTTTACTTTTCTTTTTTCTCTTTTCCCCGCAGGTTTGTCTGCAGTTCTTACCATTTCTCCTTGTAAATCGTCAGGATCACCAAGATACACATTTTTTACACTGCTTCTTTTATTTTGCATTTTAATAATCTGCTTAGCTGTCTTGTCAGCTTTTTTAGTTTTTCTTGCTTTTCCATCATCTTCTCCAAGACCAAAATATGCAGCTTTTTGTCCTATAACCTGAGACATTACATTTCCAACTACATTTCCTCCTGTCTCTTTTCTAGACATACCATTTTTCTTTGGCTTATAATCTTTTGCTTCATAATCTCTACCTCCTTGACCTTCTGGATTAATAGCATATTTCGGTAAGTTTTCATAGTCTTTTCCACCTTGACCTTCATAGCTTATTTCTTTAGCTTTTTCTGGTGATGCTGATTTTTCGTTTTTAATGTCTTCTTCACTTAAAGATATTGAAAAACCCTTACCTTTTCTTGAAAGTCCTTTGTATTTTTGTGTATATGCCATAATTATCCTTTTGCTACTTGAGTTATTGGTTGGCAACATGCTTCCATAGGAACTGCTGCTAGTTTTAGTTTCATACCTCTAGAACCATTACTTGATCCTTTACCATGAGGTCTTCCAGCTTGATCTAGTGGTCCGTCCCATATACGAGTTTCACCTACTATACCTACTGAGTTTTTCTTTGACGCGTGCGTGTGTGATTTATCTTCAATCATAGTTTATTTTTTTAATATATTTCTTCTTCTCCCATGCTTCTATCAAAAGATCCTGGCATAGGTGCTCCAAACATTCCGCCAGCTGCTTTCTGTGCTCCTGGCGTAAAAGGTGAAGCTATTGTTGGTGTGTTACTTAATAGTTCTGGCTCTTCTTCTGTTGATCCATCAAATGCTTGAGGAACAACACCTAGTTGAGGTTCTGGTTGTATCTCTATAGGTTGTTCTACTTGAGTAGGTCCTGCGTTTTCTTTTGCTTGCATAGCTTGCACTTGGTTTTCTAACTTAGAAACTCTAGCTTTTATTTTACGTCTAGATTTTTTAGATCTTCTAGAACCCATTATAGCACCAGCAGCGCCTAAAGCTCCTAAAAAGTTTATTGGACTATTACTCATCTTTCTTTATCTTTGTTTACATTATAAATAGCTCTTGTCAGTACTTTGTCTGTGTAGCTATCTCCTTTAATTAATTTATTTCTTCTTTCACTAGAAGGTATATCATCTTCACCTAACATGATTCGATACATTCTACTTATAAGTTGTTTGCACTTGAATGAAACTTTATAGATATTATACTTTTGAGTTGTTCTGTTTCTGCGTCTCCACACTACAATCCACTCTTCTTTAAGTAATCTGTTCCAGCGCCTGTTATCCCAACTATAAGAATATGTACCTATTTCAAAATCATGCTTAGTAAAAAGATCCATACAATCAAAATAAATTAGTAGCTCAAGATCTGCGTCATTTAAGCCGTTGTTTTTACAAGCCCATTTACGTATTATACGATAATGTTTAAGCAAACTAAGATCTTTTAAATCTCTTGCTGTTAGCTTTTTCATAAAACAACGACAACGTTTTCTTGTCGAATAACGTGATAAGGTTCTTTATTTATTTCTATTCTATGTGATGATGCTTTATCAAAATAAATTATATCTTTATTTTTTACTGCGTTAACTCCGTCACCTACTTTAATAACTTCAGCTTTTTGGAATCTAACATCTTCTCTTTGTTTTTCTGTAAGAAGTAAACCACCCTTTGTAGACTGGTTTGACTCTTCTATCTTTTTTATTATTAAATTATTTCCTATCGCCCTCATGTATTCTTATATTGTTAATTATACAATCAGTTGATAAAATAGTAGTTGCTACTGAAGCCGCGTTTAAAAGAGCGCTTTTTGTAACTAACAATGGATCGATGATACCATTATCAATCATATTTACCATATTTCCCGTAACCACATCTAATCCTTCTCCTTGAACTTTAGGCGCTTTGTAATCTAATATACCAGCGTTATCTAATATTGTCTTAAAAGGAGCTTTAATAGCGTCTAGAAGTGTTTGTTCAGCTTCTGACTCAGCTTTGATAGATGAAGATGCATTTAGCAGAGCAATTCCTCCACCAGATACAATACCTTCTTTGATTGCGGCTTTTGTAGCACAGATAGCGTCTTCGACTCTATCACTTTTTTCTTTTAATTCAATTTCAGAATTAGCACCAACTTTTACTATAGCAACTTTAGCTGCTAACAGCGCTAACCTTCTTTCTAGCGCTACTATAAATCCAGGGACTTTTTCTGTAGCTAATCTTTTTTTAACTTGCTTAACTAAATCTTTTGCTTCATCAGGAGTTTCCTCTATTTGAATAATAGTATCCTGTTGTCCACTTATAGATTTTTTAGCTCTACCTAAATGTTGAACTTCAATTAAATCCATATCATCTCCTAAATCTTCATTAATAACTGTTGCTCCAGTCATCATAGCTAGATCGTTTAGTTTTTCTTTTTTAGTAAAACCATATGTTGGTCCATCTACTATACACACTTTAATATTGCCTTTCATCTTATTCATAGCTAATGCAGCTAAAACTTGAGGATCAACATCTGCAATAATCAAAAGTGATTCATTATTTTTTATAGCATATTCTAATACACCTTGTATTTTTCTTATACTATCAATTTGTGATTCAACGATTAAAACTAATGGATTATTTAATTCACATGTTTTCTTAGCTTGGTCAGTCACAAAGTGCATGCTTTTAACTGGCTTATGATATTGCATACCATCAACTACTTCAACAGATGAAGTTATATCATTAGATTCTTCCATCATCACAACTCCCGTGTTTGCTACACTTTTGAAAGCTCCACCGATTAGTTTACCTAATTCAGTATCGTTATTTGAGGAGATTGTGGCTACTTGGTCGATCATATCGCCTGTAACTTCGATGGAATTATCTTCAAGATATTTTACAACTTTTTTAACAGCTGCGTTAATACCTAATTTTAATTCTCTTGAATTAATATCTTTAGAGCTTGCTTTAGTTAGTATTGACTGAGCTAATACTGTTGCTGTAGTTGTACCATCACCGGCTTCTTCTACAGTTTTTCTAGCAGCTTCTTTTAATAATGTTGCTCCCATGTTTTCAACAGCATCGAATAATACTATTGAATTAGCAACAGTAACACCATCTTTTGTTATAATTGGTTTACCGGATTCATCTTCAAGGATAACACATTTGCCGCTAGCTCCTAATGTGGAGCTAACAGCTTTTGTGAGTTTATCTATCCCTTTAAATATCTTATCTTTGGCATCGCTACCGAAGTTAAGATTCTTGACAAGTTTGTCTGACATAATTAGATTAGATTAAATTTGATTTATTTATTTAAAGGTTTTTACGACTTTTGGTCCTTTCAAGAAATCTACTTTCTTAGCATAATGATCTACTGACGAATCAATAGCTGTTTCTGCTGCTTCAAGTGTTTCTCTTCGGGTTACGTCGATCCAAGTATCTTCCTTTACAGGTTGTTGGTACTCGGTTTGAAAAAAGCCATTTGGTAATTGTACTATTCTCCAGTGTTTTTTCTCTGAAAGATGTTTCCAAAAATTAATAGTTTCTTCGTTGGGTTGTGGTTGACTATTCCACGAACTAGTCTGGTAATAAAAGGTCATTGGTTTAAAATTTATTGGTTAATAAAATAAGGTATTACGCAATTGATAAGAACGGAGATACAGCTTGTACTGTTGCTGATCCTGTTCCTAATAACGCAGTTGATTGCTTAGCAGCAAATGTTGCAGATCCAGCAGGATTAGCATTTTGCTTACGGTATTCACTTCCTTGAGGCGCAGCTGGTGAAGTTGTCATGTCCCATGAATCAGATGCTCCTGGTAAAACTGGTTGATTCCAAGGAGTTGCTACACCTTCGATTACTTGTTCCCAAAGACCTCTAATAAATGCTGTTTTTTGAGCTGCTGTAGAAGGGATAAATACCGCATCTGCTCCACCTCTTGCTTGAGATAAGATAGTTGCTGTTCCACCGTTTCCGTAAGTAATTACGAATTTTACTTGTAGAGTTCCTCCAGATCCTGCGTCTGCTCCTGCTACGATTGTTGCTACATCGCTAATTTTAAGCGGAGTTACAATACCCGAGCTTAAAGTCATGTTTAAAAATTTGTCTGCCATTTTATATATATTTAATGGATTAAGGTTCACTGTTGTTTACATATATCTGAGGCGAACCAAAAAATCAGATATATGCTTAGTTTTTATTATCACTTGTTTTAAGTGAAATTTACCTATTCTTCTTCTTCCTCTTCTACTGGTGGTACCGGTGGAGTTGGATTTTGCCATGTAAAATATAAGTCTTCGTTTACTGGTGTAATCTCAGATTGAA